GCCCAACTACAAGGGTCGTTGCAGCAGGCGCAAAAGGAGATTAAAAAACTTAGGGGAGACCTTCAATCGAGGGACCGTGAGTCGGTTAATCTCAGGAAAAAGGTCGAAGTTGAGAAGTTTAAAACACAATTGGACAAAACGCAGACGAAAGCTGACGGTGCTGGAAGATTGTATGAAAAACGACTTGATGATGAACTTAAAAACATCCGGACTGGCATATCAGCAGGTCAAAAGGCTGCTGCCAAGTCGTAACCGAGATACCTCTAACCGGAATAGAGCTCTCTAGAAAAAGGGAATACAAATGGAACCTATAACACAAGATACTCAGACTACTCCTCAGCCGCCAACGGCTCCTGTACAGGAATCACCCGTAGATGCGTTTGAAGAAAGTACCTCTGACTCTACGTCGAAATTTTCGTTTGAAGACGTAATTTATGGACCAAAGGAAGAAAGGGCAGCAGAACCTCCTCCACAACAAGTGGAGCAAGTACAGTCTGCACCAGAAGCCCTTGAGACACCACCATCTGAACCGCAAGAAGCTTATCAGGCTAAAAATGATGAGAAGCGGTTTGAATATTGGCAATCTCAAGCAGCAAAGCTTCGGAATGAGAATGAACAGCTTCAAAATGCTAGTAGGCAAGTTAGACAGGAGGCTCGATATACATCGGCCGGACCTGTTCAACCGCAACAACAAGCCCCTCAGCAACAAGAAGAAGAGTTCCCAGCTCCTCCGGACAAACCAGCAAGGCCCAGAAATTATAGTCGGGAAGCTGCATACACTGACCCATCTAGTGAATCTGCCGCTTATATGGATAGTTTAGATGATTGGCGAGACAATATGGATGAATATAATCAGATAAAACAGGAATATGAATCAGCCCGTGTAGAAGAATATATGCAGGCTCAGGAAGCTCAAAGGCAACAAACTGTGGCACAGCAACAGCGTGTTTCACAGCAACAGCGCCAAATAGGTGAGATTAATGAGTATGTACAGGCGAACTACGGACTGGATAATAATGAAGCTCAGGAATTTATTCGTGAGTATTCGGACCCTAAATCGGTATCAATGGAGAACTTAGTTCAGTTGTATCGATTTAAGAAAGGTGCTAATCCACCTCCTCCTGCGCAACCTGCAATGCCTGCTATTCCTTCACCAGCATTTGAACAGACCAGACGAGCACAACAGATTCCTAGTCCAATGGGCGTACAATCTGGAGTCGGGAGTAGTAATCCTGATGATGGTAAGCCTACGGGTCAGAAATTTATGGAAGCTTTAATTGATAAACACAATGACTCTCAGGTGTTTTAGAGAGTCTTAATCCTAAACAAAAAGGCTAGGTAAAACAATGGCAAGTACATATTATGCCGATGATAAACTGTCAATTCTGACTCCCGGAACCACTGTAGACCAAGGTGTGAA